CAGCCGTATCACTAGAAGAGGCATTTAAGTCGTTTCCAGTAATTTTAGTATCCTTAATATATAAATATTTCCGTACTAAATTAGTATAGTATCCATGTAAAAGGAAAATAACTCCCCCAGAACCTGGATTCTGCGCATGCTGTTTAGGCACTAAGAAAAAGTGATAACACGCACCGTTCAAAGCTCCTTCTTTGGTATATTCTTGCCATTGTAAAATCCAACCATTCTCACACTGTGAAAGAGACTTAGAAGGTACTTGTCCATTTCCTGCAGCTCCGCCATACCATGCACCTGTCCACAACGGTTCTTTTTTGGTAATTTTTTGATATGCTTTGTCCGCATCTATTTTTTTTATATAAGATTCAAGCCCATCAATTGCGGCAGTATGTGTTTTAAGATAGACTGGTTTTCCTTTTTCTTTTAATTGAACAATATCTGTTGTCATTACACTTCCCCTACCTTTTCAAACGTAATTGCTGGCAATCCATCTAGCTTTGTTTTATCTTCTTTAGACATCAAGCCATTTTTTATTGAGGTTGCAACGTCTGTCGTTGTTGCATTTTGCCCTGCTGGACCTTGCGGACCAACGTCTCCTTTATCTCCTTTTGGACCTTGTGGACCTGGGTCTCCCTTTTCACCTTTCAATACTTCTGGTTTCCCTTCCACAGCATTCCAATGTGTTTGAGGAAATACCTGTGTTCCTCCTTGTTTTACTTTAACAATATCTGTCATTCAACTTCCCCTACTCTCTCAAACGTAATATCAGGTATTCTGTCAATGGCTTCTTGAACTTTTTGGTCAACATATTGTTGATTCACTCCGCCGCCATCGCCACCACCAGTTGCTGAAATAACACCATCTTCTGAAATAGAAATATTCGCTCCAGCAGTATAACCTTTCAACTCTTCCAGTTTCGATTTTAGTTCAGTGGTGAAATTTTGATCTGTTTGCTTTACCGCAGACAACGTTCCGTCTTCTGTAATTTCTAACAGTTGGCCAACCTTTATTCCGCCCAGTTCATCTGCGGTAGCGATTGGAAGAATGTACACGCCTCCCTCGCCATTTGACAACCGTTGAAACATTTCAGCAGTGATAATACCGTCTGTTTCTTCTGTCGCATAAGGAAGTTCTGTCAGTGCATTTTCTAAGCCTAGATCTGCTTTAGTGATAATTACTGCCCCAGTATATCCATTAACAGATAATACTTTTGATTGACCCGCAATAATTTTTTCTAATCCTCGAACAGCGGATGCATGTGTAATAGGATAAAACTGACGTTCCACGCCATTTTCATCGGTTTCCATCATTCGTTTTGCTTTAACCACTTATTTCACCCACTTTTTCAAACACATAAGCGTTCTGTTTTGTATCATCAACTGTTGCGATAACCAATGCCCCATCGATCGCAGGATAATCAACTGTTCCAACAATTTCTGTTTCATGATTCAGTGAAAAAGCATCATCTTGTAAAATAATCAAGTCACTTATTTCGCCATATTCTAACGTATATAAGCGTTTCTCTAATTTCTGATACAAATATTCCATATCTGCCAATAAACGTTCAGAAATTGAATTATGGCGCACTCCTTGAATGTCTACACGTGCATCCATTAGCTCGGCTAACATCGTACCGCCAGGATCAATCGTTTTTAAAATATCTTTGATTGATTCGAACCATGAAGTGAAATCTGTTTTTTGCGCATCTCGCCACGCTTCGAACTCTTCTTTTCTAGCATTCATCCAATCAGTAAAATCACCCTTATTTTCGTTGATAAAAGCGTTCATGTCCGCGATTAAATCTTCAATGGACTGCCAATAAGAACCCATTTCACCTTCTGTTTTCGAAGCAGCATTCACTACAAAGTAAGAAAAGTTTTGCGTTGCACCAATCAGGTTATCACCTTTATGAATACTGAAATATGCTTCTTGTCTGTGTAACGACTGCATAGAATATTCATCAAAGGTATACTGAATAATCCCTTTTTTGGCATTCACAATTTTTGCTGAACGTTGAATCGGATATTTATTATCAATAACCGATTCAAAAAAAACTTCGCAACCTGTTAAATCAAGTGGCAAAGCATTTTCAACTAGTATGGCTTCTAAGACTTCTGTGTTTCGATTTCCTTGTCGTACATTCTGAATCCCAATGTAATTGTAAGGTTCAGTTGTACTTAGCGTTGCTTGCCATTTAACTATTGAAAAATCCTCCTTTCGTTATTTTGGTGGAATAACAATCGATTGAATAGAATTAGCAAAATATAATCGGTCATATTTTGCGACAATTTGCCCTTGCTCGGCGTTCTGTTCTATGGTTTGGATACGTCCGTTATTTAAGCCGTAAATCACGCCCGTGTGACCATATGTTGGGTCTACTGTCCAACCTGTTCCCCATTGGCCACCTCGTCTAATATTGACGATTGCTCCTACCACTAAATCTTGATACGTTGGATTTTGGATTACTCGCCAACCTACCGCATTCCAATCATATGCTTCACCAATATCTGCAGCAGATGATGTATCACCAATTACATGTGAAAAGCCATAAATTGTTCCTGCACCTAAACCACAGCCGCCCATAAAACCAGAATATTCGGCTGGAACGGCATAACATTGCCCATTACCAAGCCATTTGCCCATTAAGGTCTCCAAATGTTCTATGCCAGCTTTTCCTGTTGCAGTAGAAGCTTTCAAATCTTTGAATTTGTCATACCATACTTGTGCATAGGTTTGTCTTTCTGGATGTGCTGCAGCTGGACGTTCAAAGTTTAATTCAAACGCATAAGCAGCTGTTTTAGGCGAGCTGACAACTTTAAATTCATCAACTGTTAATGGACTTACTTGTCCTAACCATTGCCCATTGAACATACACCAATTAATTAATTGTGCTTGGGCTAATGACGTCCTATAGTCTTGTTTGATACCTGCAGCTGCGATTAAGCGTTGTACATATTCTCGGCCATTCCAAGTTGGTGCGCCTACCAATGGATATGCTGAACCGTCCCATTGAACCCATCCGTAAGCTGGACCGCCTATTTGTTCGGTATCTGGGTTCATACTTGGACCAACTTCTCCTTGTACATTTCCAAGGATACCTGCAGCAGCTGCTTTGCTGTATCCGTTAGCTAATAGGTAACTCCATAAGTCCCAAGCAAATTTATCTGCATCGCTTGTAACTTCTGATGGATAACCACCTGTTCCAGCTCCAGAACCGCCACCACCATTTTGACCAGGTATAACTTCTTTGCCGCCCACAATCAATCGATCAACTGTCAGAATTGCTTTACTTCCATTTGGACCAAAAAAGTTAAAATTATTTCCAACAAAAAACTGTGTAGGACCAGTAATTAAATGTCCTGTGCCTGATTGGTTAGACAAACCAATAATTTTTTGGGGATTATCTGCGACTAATAGTAATGAATTCCCATCAGAAACTACAGGATTTCCATTTTTATCTGCTAACCCTGGAAAAGGATTTCCCTTTGTTCCCATCGTGCCAACGTGACTATTACCATTCCAAAACTCCATCCCTTTTTTAGTTAATTCCATGATTTTTTTCTTATTATTCCAAGCTTGTAAAGTACCGTTTACCATACGTAAAATATCTCCACAGCTATTAAATGATGTTTCAAAAATATTAGATTTTATTTTGCCAGCTCCTATAAAGTCCGCATTCAATACTCCATTAATTCCCCACGCATTTTTAAATGGACCTTTCCAACCAGTTCTTGAGAATCCAATTCCTTTGTTATTAATTGCAATCACATCTTTTGCAGTATCCGTGGATTCCGTATCTAAGTAATAATGGGTATTAGGTCGATTTTTAGGATATTGAAGTATACTTCCACCTTCAACACCGTTAATCAAATTAGTAATATAATCTACAAAATCACTCATATACTCTTTTTTTGTCAATGTTTTTATAGCTTCTTGAAAGTCTTGGCTTTGCTGTTTATAAAAAGCAACTTGGATATCTCCCGCAGTGATTTTTATTGTTTTTTCTGCTAAAGCATCATAGACAATTCCTGTAACTTTCGTTTGAATGTCAATATCATAAAGCTTGTGGTATACAGTGAATGTATCGAATAAATTATAGTTACGCATCTTAGCAAATTCTTTTGCTTCTTCTGAATCTGTAAGTTTCTCAATTTCTAATTCAATAGAAACTATCACTTCCTGGATATAATGTAGTGAAGTATTTACTTGCCACTTTATTTAAGCTAGCTATATCTTTTACTCCTTGATCTTCAGTAAACTGAATGTATTGAGCGTAAACATCAGGATACTTACTGATATATTCGCTTTTAACTGCATTTCCATAAATCCGTTGAGAAGTTCCGTCTGCTCCACTTTGAAGCTCTGCAAATGGCAAAACTTTAGTAACAATTGATTGCCAATCAAATTTAATGGTTAATCCTTTTAAATCTTTACCATAACGAACAGTTCCAACGTTATCTCGTCCTCTACGCCTTAGCAAAGATAATTTAAAAGGCTCTCGTTTTATTTCTCCGCCCCAGTATTGAAGTAGAGAACCTTGTTCCCCTGCAATACAATTCAATACATTTCTAGCTTCAAATGTAGTGCTAGAAGCTGTATTTATATCAGAATATAGTTTGATATCACAAGGTTCGTCCATGTTCTGTTCGATTAATTTCATTGCTTCTGCACCATTACGATTATCAACTGTTACTAGCCTCACTTGTCTGTTTCCTAGCTTATAAGTACGAGATTGGGCATAAATAACAATGCTATTAGTAAAAGTATCTTTAAACGTTTGTTTGATCTCAAAAATGTGGTATTCTTCTAAGTCATTTGGCTTTGCTTTAATTTGATAGCCATTTTCGAAATAATCACTAAATCTGCTAATCGCTGGATAGTCCATTTCTAGTTCATATTTTCCGTTTGCTTCTTCAGTGATTTCGCAACGTGTCGCATCAACAAGACGTCCTAATCCATTTGTTGAAAAATCTTTTTCTCCAGGTTTAAAAATAACTGGAATCAAACCTTTCGCCTCCAATTCGGCTGAACCTTAAACTCTGTTACTTTACCAGTCCAGCGAAAATTATTCTCTCCACATTTTAAAATCGGATAATCTTTAAAAAGTGTTTTATGATCCAAGATTTCAAATGCTCCGCCTGATTTTCTATAAGCTTCTTGTTTTTCTGAATCTATAATGATGTCACCGTTAATTGCTTTTAATGAATATGATTGATTATTGATAAAAAAAGAAATATCCCCAGACCCCAAAATCTGAATAATGGGTTCTGAAGGATATTTTTCTGTATTGATTAACTGATTAGGATTACTTATCCAATATTGGCCAATACGATTTTTCTTAAAAGGTCGGATACTTACAGTAAATTCAAAAGGAATTAAAAACCCGCTTTTTCTTGTTCCTGTAAATTTTGGTGGACTCGTTACAATCGCCTGATAAATATAATGCTCATCAAAATAAACAATAAAATCAGAATAGTTTCCCATATCGAGCCAAAAGGAAATTTCATCTTCTAAAAAAGAAACTTCTTGTAAAGTATTTGCTTTCGCATAGCATGTAATGGTACGTTCTACATTTTTATAATATGCAAAATCAACGGCTATTGAATCATTACCCATTCGCTCCCTAAGCTCTACCACACGTCCTGCAGAAAGTCGTTCAGGTCTTTCTCTCATAAATACATTGAATTCAGAACTATGTTTTCCATTAAGAAAAAACTGTCCTCTTTTAAATTCCACCAAAAGCACCCCCCGTTGCATCACTATCTCTATTTTTAACAATTTGAATATACTTAACGAGGTCTTTAGCCATATCCATTAATTGTTTTTCATTTAATTTTCCCATAGCTTGTATATTGATATTGAAAGTATCACCGCCAATATTAGTCGTAGCATTACCTTTATTTTTAGCTAAGCTTTCTGTTTGAGCTCCTTGTTGGTTGATATATCTGCCAGTAGTAGAAAAATTTGGTAACTCTGTTGGTAAATCGGTCATTTTTTTCACTGATTTGTCAAGCGTTCCTTTTTCTTGGTCAATACCAGCTACAACACCTAATACAATATTTTTACCAATCATATCCCGCATCCATCTTGAAGGTGAATGAATGCCTAAAGCACCTTTGATTTTTTCTTTAATATTACCAGCAACTTCTTTAATTTTTTTATTCACAGCACCAATCATTGAACCAATACCGTTAACTAATCCTTGGATAATATTTTTACCAATTTCAAATAAATCGATATGGCGCATATCATTAAAGGTTTGCTTCACATTTTCAACAGTATCACTAACGCTTCTTTTAAGATTATTCCACGCATTTTTAGCACCTTGTACCAAATTGTTGAAAATATTAATTGTTCCCTGTTTTAAGTTTTCCCAACCGTTAATGATGCCGTCTTTTATACCTGTCACAAGATCAACAATCCACTGTTTAAAATTATTCCAGGTATCTTTTGACCATTGAACAGTTGCGTTAAATGTATCAACTGTGCCTTGTTTTAAGTTATTCCAACCATCAATTACACCATTTTTAATGTTTTCTACTGTTTCAAAGAACCAAGTTTTCAAACTTTCCCATATTCTAATTGCTTCAAATTTAATATTTATCCACGTTTCGATGATAGAATATTTAATTTCAATCCAAACGTTGATCGCTCCATATTTAATGTCAATCCAGAGTAAGGTGAAAAATAACTTCACATCAATCCAAATCTTTTTAATTGTCAACATCAATCCATTAAAAATAGAAGTGACTGAATAGGAAATAGCTGTAACAGTGTTATAAAAGATATTTTTAATCCCGAACCAAATAGTCTGAGCAGCTTCAGCAATATTATCCCAAACGGCAATCATGTTTTCTTTTGCCTCTTCCCATCCACCTGTGATCATTGATGTAATGAAAAGAATTGGAGCTAATAGAACATTTTTTAGAATGGTGACGACATTTTCAGCGATCATTTTGACATTTTCAATGTTCGCTTTCATAGCGTTAACAACCATTTTAAACGCATTTTTGATTCCTGTTACATATGGACCAATATATTTCCAGACAAAATCAAATGCTGTTGTGAAAACATCTGATATTGATTTTCCAACACCCTTAAACCAATCTTTCACATTATCAAAGCCATTTTTAAAACTTTCTCCAACACTTTTAGCACTGTCAGCAGCACTTTGTTTAATATTTTCCCATGTATTTTTTGAGCCTTCTTTTGTTGAATTCCAAAGTCCACTGAAAAATTCCTTGGTACCGTTCCACTTATTTTTAACCCAGTCGGCTGCATGTCCAGGTACTTCTTTCATCCATGTGCCAGCATTCGAAAAAGCCTCTTTTGTGCCATCCCACATGTTACTGAAAAATTTCATTGTGGAATCCCAAGCTTTCACAACTGTTTCTGCAGCACTAGAAATAAATTCTTGTATATTTTTCCAAATATTTTTAACAGCATCCCTAAACCCTTCGTTAGTCTTCCAAAGATAAATAAATCCTGTAACTAAACCTACAACTGCAGCTAAAATAGCGACAAATGGATTCGCCAACATAGTTGAATTAAATATCGCTTGCGCAATTGATAATCCTTCTGTTGCTTTTTGCCAAGCCGTGAATGCTGCACTTACTTTTTTAGCAAGCATCAACGTTCCAATACTGCCAGCTAAACCTGCAAGCAATGGAGCATAAGGTTTTAACGTATCATACAATGTTTTGGCTGTTTTAATCATTGGCGGAATCATCTCGGCAAATTTAGATAAAGCTGCTTCCATTTTTGCCCCTTTGTCAGCAATGATTTCACTAATACTTCCAAAACCTGCACTTTTTAAGCCTTCGTCAATTTTAGTTACAACGTTAGCCACACCACGAACGATTGCAGTCTTCATGTTAGCTAAACCTGTTTTAATACCAGCGGTAGAATCTTTAGCAATCTGTTCTAATGATTTAAGACCGCCACCGCCTTCTTTATTTAATTTGATTAAAGCATCTTGAAATTCTTCAACTGAAATTGAGCCATCAGAAAGCCCTGCTTTCATCTGTCCAGCTGTTAATCCCATCTGTTTTGCTAAAGCGTTTAATGCTGGTCCTAAACCACTATTAATCATTGAATTCCAAGTTTCAGCATCTACTTTACCATTTGAGAACGATTGGGACAGCTGGATAATAGCATTTTCTACCATTTCAGCAGAACCACCAAAACCGAGGATACCGTTATTTAAAGCTGCGAAAATCTGTTCTGATTTACCTAAATCATTTGTTGATGAAGCGATTAATTGAACACCTTTAATAGCGCTATCTAACGGCGTAGGCAGCCCTTGGATACTTTTCTTTAAGCTATCCATTGTTTTAGATGTTTCACCAGCTGAAAAGCCCATATTTTCAAACACACGATTTGCGTTATTTAACGTATCTACACGATTAATGGCCCCGTCGATGTTGCTGGTAATCAATCCAATACCTTTAGAGATAATTTTAGTTGCTCCGCTAGCTAAAAAGTTACCAACAAAAGACGTCCATATGCTCCCAAGAGATCGGCCGCCTTTTTGTCCTGTTCTATCAACTTCAACATCAAAGCCTTGTAACTTTTTTACTGCTGAATTTAATCCTTGTGAAAAGCCAGATTCATCCAGTATCATTTTTAAGACTAAGTCTTCATTGTTCAAAAAGTACCCCCTCCCTCTTAGAACATAGTATTTTCATCAAGATATTTGATATTTTCAAATTCGTCTACAGCATCTTTAAATGCATAAATTTTCAAAAGCTCGTTTAAATCTGTGTTTTCGATCTCATTTAAAGTCCACCCATTCTCAAGAAGCGAACTTTTTAGTTCTGCTTCTCGATATTGTGGCGTGTACTTAAAATGAGGATGATATAAAAGTTCCGTTACTTTTTTTTCTGTTCAGAATAAATTGCATCATAACCAGAAGTAACAGAACCTAACAATTGAGCTGTAATTTTCAATAATTCACGAGCATCCATACCGTCAATATATTCTTGTCCAGTAAACTGTTTTTCAAAAATAACGTCAGCAATAAAGTCATAGCATTCTCTTAAAATAGGACGAATTGCTTCCATATCATTTGTTTTTGTTGCTTCTTCTAACCTGATTTGTAAATCCGTACCTGTATCCATGACTGAACCTGGTAAAAATTCTGCCGACGTGAATTGTTTTGTAGTATATTTGCTTCCATCTTTAATCATTAATTTAATTTTTTGTTGAAATTTACTTGCCATTTTAATTCCTCCATATAAAATAGGACGACAAGGTCGTCCTAAACTGTTATTTTTAATCTGCTGTTGTTACATTTAATGTACATTTTGCGGTAAAGTTACCATCTTCTGTTGTGACTACGATTTCCGTTGTCCCTTCTCCTACAGCAGTAACCTTCCCTTGAATTGGTGTTACAGTTCCAATAGCCTCACTTTCTGAACGGAACTGATATTTTTTATTTGAGGCGTTATCTGGTGTAATTGTCGGTGTTAAGGTTGCTGTTTGGCCAACTTTTAAATTTAACTCTGTTTGGTCTAAAGTTACACCAGTAACAGCAGTAGTATTTTCTTTACGTGGATCCATTACCTCAGTAAACCAGTTTTTAATCATCTCTAAGTCGACACCTTCATCGTCTTCATCCACGGAATACATATAACCCAACCCTGGAACATCAACGAAAGACCCCGTCCATTCTGGATGAGTATAAGATACTGAACTTCCTTCTAATGTAGATGTTTCATCAGATGTTAAAGCAAATTTTCCTTTATAGAAAATCGTATAGCGATATTTACCGTTCGATTTTCGGCGACGGTAAGCAAATGCTCCATCTGATGCAATATCATCCGCAGACCGCAATACGCCACCCTTTAATTTTTTTCCCCCTGTAATTTCAGCTAAAACTTCATTTTGGTAGCCGTTTGTTTCTAAAGTAACTTCTGCACCACCAAATGCAACATACTGATCTTGAACTACACTATCGCCATAGTCAGGCGTTGTTTCTGTTGTAACATCTGGTTTGATACTGACAGCAGTACCGATTGTAATTGGCGTTCTGTAAACTGGAAAAGCGCCCGTTTCGTCTGTTAGTGGGAACCACGTTGGCTTCTCTACAGAAATGACACTTACATTTTTCTTTTTTGCCATCTATTTTTCACTCCATTCAATTAATTGTGGGAACGCAACATTAAAATTGATATGTTGAATTCCGTCTGTTTTAAACGTTTGATAATCTTCTGGAAACAATTCATTTCCGTCCAAATTCAACACATTAAAAAAAGCCCCACAGCTTTCTGTTAGGCTTGTTACTAATTGTTTATCTTTCTTACTATCAACCAGTGCAATATCAACATTGTATGCTTTATTTTGAACGTTTTGACCTACATTATCAGTCAGACTCTCTTCAAGACTTAACACAAAATAAAACGGTTCTGACGATTGCATTACATCATCAAGATAGATAGGCGCATTCGAGAACTGTTTTATTGTGTCAGTAAGCATTTTTAAAATTTTATCGTACATATCTATCCTTTCATAACAATGATAATCGCCATTTGTTTAAATCGTTTCGGAATATATGTTGCATTAGCTAATTTATTAGATTTTTGCAACATAAATCTGCCTTTAACAAATCCGCCATTTTTTGTTCGGTGGCCATCGTTTACATATCTAAAGTATTTTTCATTATTAATCAATGCTCCCACGATACGACCACTAGACAACTTTCTAGCTTTAATGATTCGATAGCCTCGTCTTAAATCACCCGATTTAATTGGTGTCATAGGTACAATTAACTGATAAATTTTAGCTAACGAATCATTCACCATTGCAGCACCTTCTTTTTCAGCAATGGGTGTCATTTTCTTTAAATTTGCAATAACTTTATCAGCATTTGATTTCATTCTAAGATCGCTTTTACTCATCAATTGAACTTCCTGATAGCACTACTTCTATATGGCTTGGATAATAAAAAGGTTTTTTTGAAAATAACACATGTTTTTGACCTGTACCTTGAGTAATAGTTATTCTATCTCCTTTTTTAACTTTTATATTAGGTTCTAAAAAAAGTTTTTGTTCTTCATAAGAGATATTAAACGCTTCTTTGTTTTCTATTACAGGTAAGTTCCCCATACTTCCTTGAGAGAAAGCACAGGGTAACTTGCCAACATGAATTGGAAAATAAACTTGTTCAGTAATCCCACTTTCCGTATTTTCAATATCGCTCATTCTCTCAATAACACAGGTATCAAAATAAGTAGCTGCTAAAATTTCTGCTTCATTCAATAGAAAAACACCCCGCTATCACAGCCTAAAATACGTTTAATAGGACTGCTATAGTTCTTCATGAGTGATTGTATGTCTTTTGATTCAACTACATAACTAATTGATGTATCACCACGTTTTACACTAGCTACAGACTTATCTATTTCGTTTTTTAAAGCTTTGTAGATAACCTCAATTATAAGTTGTTCAAACTCGTCCCAAGCAATATCAATTTTGCAAGTATTGTAAGAATTGATTTCAAAGATAACAAGGTTTAAAACAGACAAAATCCTATCTTCAGAAGCGTTAGGTAGCATCAATTGAATTTTCTCAACGATTTCTTCTTTTTTTTTCATCAACCATAAAGCATCATTACCTAAACTTTAAAAGTATCTGCAGCACGTTCTAATATCTCAATAGCTTCTTTGTCATCTTCTGAAACTACAAATTCATTATTTTCGTTTGCTGTGATAAATTTTTTTGTTTTAGGATGCATAAAGCCCACAAAGTTTTTCTTGTCAAGCACACGATAGGTTACTTCTTTTTTTGCTGTTGCCATTTTTAATTTCCTCCTTCGTTATTATATTTTAGGCTTTCAAGTTCAAGATTGCTCCAGAATTAGAAGCTTTGTATTCAATTGAATACTCACCAACTAATCCAATCCGTCTTGAATCTGTTGTTTTTGCTAATTCTTCCGCACGCCATTCACGTAGTGGACGTAATTTTACATAATTAGTATCAATAGCTGCGATTGTTCCATTAGGTAAATTAGGTTCAATTAACGCAATTCCTGAGCCGTAATTTGAGACAATATTTCCAAGTTGCAATCCAAAAGTAAGTTTATCGCCAAATTGCACAATTTTTGTTGATTTTTCATCCAACTGATCAGTCATTAATTCTTGCATATCAGGTGCTACTAAACATAATTTTTCGCCCATGTATCCTTTTTGGAACATTGTTTTAAATAAGGCATCAATATCTTTTCTTGTTACTGCCCCCGCAGCTGCTGTTTCGACTTTATTCGTTGAGCTAATCAAATTTAAAATTCCGTTCATCTGACGACCTTTAGAACCAGATTCATCAGCCTTTACACCAACAATCAATTTACGATTTAAGTCAATTTTCATTTCTGTAGCACGAAGAGCTACTTGGCTATTCAATTCATTTCCTACACCATCTACATTAATAGCATCTAATGTGCCAGATACAGAAGTTGATTTTCTGAAAATTTCAGTATAGTTGTTAAACCATGTACGATCAGATTCCGCATCTGCGTATTCTCCGCCTTCTAATTGAGCAGATGAATCATCATTATTCATGCCGTATTCTCGCCATTTAATCTCAGTTGACTTGGCAGCTTCAACTTTGCCTGCGCCTAACAAATAGCTTAAAAATGGTGTATTTGGAACTTGTAATGCATTAACTTCCTGTGAAATATCTAAATACTCAAGATTATTTAATGAACTTTTTTTCATTTGTAGTTTCCTCCTAATCGATAAATGCTTGTAATTTTTGTCCTAATGCTGCCTCTGGATTTTCAAACGATTTTGTTTGATTACCAGTTACCATGTTGGTTTGTTGCGATTTATTACCAAAAGCTTTAGTCATTTCTACATTTTTAATAGCTTCTGCATGCTTATCATTTATTGCTTCCAAAAGCTCTGTAAAACCTTCTACAGCCTTCTTAGTAAATTCAGTATCTGAACTAACAAGATTATTTAACATAAATTGAGAAATAGAATCTTTCAAATCTCCATCCCAATCTAAGCCAGCAATTTTTTCTGCAACAAAAGCCTTATTATCACTAGTCACACGTAATGCCTTTTCAGCTTCAAATTCAGCCTGTAATTCTTCTAATTTAATTTGTTCAGGAGTTTTATTTTTCTTAGATTCTTCATACTCCTTAATTGTTGTTTCCTTAATTTTTTCAAGATTATTTTGTTTCCAAGCTTCTAATTGTTTATCTGCAGCTGATTGTGACTGTGATTGTACAAATTTTTGTGCTTCTTCATTTGATTCTACAAATGCCTTAAAATCATCGAAAGTGAAGTCTGTAGCACCTTCTCCTTCAGCAAACATTTGTAAATCCATTGGTAATAGGTTTGGTTTCATTTTTTTCTCCTTTCGCCCCACGATTCGACTAATCGCCCCGCATTGCTTTAGATTTATTTATTGCGCCCCACCATTCAATTAAGTCCAGCATTGCGCTAGTTTAACGTCATTTCGGACAAAATAAAAAGCCTAACTTTCGTCAGACTTTAATTGCTTTTCTTCTCTTAGTAAATGCTCTTCATAATCTGCATCTAAGTAATCATAGGGATCCATCTAATCACTTCCAATTCTTATGGACCAGTTCAGCACCTAACATTTGATAATCAGTGACAGCATCTTTTACATTTTGCAGAGTCCTAGACACAATCGAAATAGTTAATTTACTTTTTCTACCTGGTATAGAATACAAAATATCGACATGGCAATAATTACCACTCCAAACTGATTCAAGCCCATCTTTAACGATATTACCGTTGCCGTCTCTTAAAGTGTGCTTGGTCAAATATCTTTCGTTTTCTTGTTCAAAAACTTTTTTATAGGCTTTTTCTGTACCATTGGTAACTTCTAGATTCAACACTGCTTCAAATAATCCTTTCATAACCTCACCTCCAAATTTAAGCATAAAAATAGCACTCAAAGTTATCCTTTAAGTGCTTAGTATCTTATTTTTTAGAGTTAGCAATTATTGTTTCCTTAAGAACTCTCTTATCCTCGTTAGTTATTCCATTGAAATAAAATTCAGAAACATTATCGAAATGAACATACCCTAAATTGTCTTCTTCTAGTCGATTGAACATATATTCAAAATTTTCTAAAGTTTGTTCAGAATAGTCACCGTTTAGACTACCAAAAGAAAATTCCAAATGTTGCATTAGTATCTTCATTTCTTCACCCCTAACATTGTCCTATTTAAAATGTTATATATAGCACCTTTTTGAATACCATCATACCCACTTATAAGCGCATATATATCTTTCTGAGTATCCATTAAAAAGTTTTTCGATAATAAAAAAGCATAATATTTTGCATCTTCTCCAAAATTATCTGCTATTTTTCTAAAAGCTTCTCTTTCTTTCAAAAAGATAGAATCATCAAGTAAATTTATTTTTTCAAGCAAGTATGCCGTTATCAATTGGCCGTTATTGCCATTATTTGCATATTCTTGTGCTTTAAATTTGGCACTAGTAAAATAACTCCCTCGTCCATTTGCAGAAGACCTAGCTCCTGAAATATCGAAATGGCTTCTTAAAAATCTATCAATTTGATCTTGCGATGTGTCATCACCATACTTAAAATCTACAATACCTCTATAGACTGGTATTAAATCGTCTACATCGGTTACCTTTTGAGGCAAACCGTCAAATCCGTTATTTTTCAATAAATATCTGATAAATTTTGATTTTTCATCGGTATAGGGATTATTTTTATCTGCAAATTTTTTATCTTCAAACAACTTTATCACGTCAATACCTGTTTCATTTTTATAATTACTAATGACATCTTTCGTTCTATTAATTATATCATTAATTCTTTCTGTGTCGCCAATATTTTCTTCTGTTAGTTTAGAAAGACTAAATCTATTGGCTATTGCAGTTGATTTCGGATGATTTAATTTAATGCCCCACTGCTTACTTGCAAATTCATCTAATAAATCACCAAACATCTCTTCATACAATTTATCTATGTCATCACTAATTTCAGGAACCATTGGTATTTCAGTACAACGGCAACGTCCATGATACGGTGGGTGCCAATCATCTTTAATCTCTTTTCCATGACGTCTACCACAAATAGAACAAACACGTTCATCTTCTGCCGACCAGCTTTGTGTTTGCTTAATACCTACATCCTTTAGCGATTTTCTTACACCTTCTACCGCAAAATGTGAATATTCTGTTCTGACAAGATTTTCAATCGATCGATTAAACTTTCCTTGTTCCAATTTAAACATGCCGCTAACAACACCATCGTTTTTCATCGTTCTAAGAGCTTCTAAAACACCTTCGCCACTTGCTAAAGAATTAATAATAGAATTACTTAGACGTTGCTCTAAACTTGAAATATTGCCCCACAAGCGAGATGAAAAAGTTTTGCCGCTCCATGGATAATTCAGAATGTTTTCCAGCTCTTTTTTTGATAAACCAGGTGCTGAACCGCCTAATAATTGCATCAACGTATTAGAATTAGAATTGTAGATTCGTTTTGTAATGTTCTCTAAGTCGTTATTAAATTTACCGTTAACATCACTGGATATTGCTTCACCTGCAAGAGTAGAAAAGATGTCTGCTCGTAACTGTAACAAGCGATTAACTTTCGCATAGTCAAAGGATGGAAAATATTCATCAATAAACTGCTTATAAGCTTCGTCAGACTCCATCAACTTTTCATAGTTCTTCTCAATATACTTACGGTACTTCTCTTGGTCTCGTTTGCTAAAGTCTTCTAGCATTTCACTTTGAGTGATATCGTGTAAATCAGCTTGTGACAACAGCTGTCTTTGAATTTTAACTAAAGCACGTTCGAAAACAGATTCTAGCTCATTAAGAGTTTTCTTTTCCAGTTTCAAACGTGCTTTATCTTCTAATCCACGACGTTTTTCCCAATAACGTTCACTAGCCGTTGTTTTCTTCTTCGTCATTACCTGCACCACCTAGTTCATCATATTCACCGCTAGGATAATCTTGACCTTGTTCTAAATTCATCAAGTCCATTTCATAATCTGGGTCTTTAACAAATGGAATCTGATTAATAATTGTTCGTTTGGATACAAACGGTGAAAGTTTAGGCAATGCATCAGCAAGATAACCGATGTCTGTTGGCAAGCTACGACTGAATGTGAATACAATTTTTGACACATCAACATCTAATTTATCCCTAAATTTAATAAAGGCAGACATCGTCTCAGCTGCCTCTTTCAATCCTTCTTTAAAATACTGTTCTTTAGTATTTGTTTTAGCTTCTAGTGCAATAATTTGCCATTTGCGAGCTTCGCCAGAGCTATTAGACTTAAATACTTCATCATTGAAATCAATTGACTTAGTTACCGTGTAATAAAGCTTTTTCAGCTTATCAAGATGATACTCGTTGAAATCTTTATTAATGTCTTTCGTTACATACCCAACCTTAGCTTGTGGATCTGGCAAATTAATAATACCTAATTGTTCCATCATTCTTTGTGCTTCTTTTTCATCTAATCGTGAGCCACTAATGGCCATATAAGCAAGTTTAAACTGTTCAACTTCGTTTTGTTGGTCTGATAAGCTTCTATCAAATGCATCAGAAAGTTCTTCCGCCACTTCAAAATCGCAATAACGATTCGTGTTATTTTTAAATTCTGATAGGTAAAACGTTTCTAGCGGATTTTCTACTTCCTCAATCAATTTAAATGTTCCAGATGCACTGACTAAATTAGATTCAACATATCTGCTATATATACATATTCTTTTTTTAGTAATGACTTTCATTTCTTCGAAAAATTTTTTTTGATGTGTGTCGTATTTTTCACGAATAAAGATATCTGCATTTTCGTATTTTTCAGCTTTCCATGGTTCGATATTGCTCGCCCATAATTGCCAACCTTCCACGGTTTCAACAGGTTCTAACAAACGAAAAGCAACACCACAAGCTCCTTGAAACCGAGCTGTATCAGAATCAAGCATGGCAAACCGCATATCGTTTACTAACTCTGTTAATCTGTCGAATTCTTCAGGAGTTTTTGTCTCATTTCTGACATTCCCTGAAAACAAGTCTTTTACCTTTGAACCCATTTTTTGCAATATAGATTTGCGTTGTTCGGTAATATCATAATCCCACTTAATTGGAATGCCTGTGAAATGGTCAGCTGCTTGGTCGATAATAGTATTGTATAAACCAGCATGAAGTTTATTATTCACTTTTATAATCTCTGTGTTTGGTTTAGGTCTTCTATCGATCTCATTTTGTTCGCTTGTATAGGCTTTGTACTTACGCTCTCTATCATCAAAAAATGGCTTCATTTCAGTAATAAAATCATTAGGATCGAAAACTTCTTCATTAATTTGTGTAGAATATTTTGTTCGCACTCTTTTATACCGCTTCAAACTTAAATTGTTTTGAAACATTTTCCCACCTCCTAATATTGGATAAACCTCACATTATTTTTATCCATATCTTCACTGAAAGCATATCTTGTCGCATCAATTGTATGGTTGTCTTTATCTTCTAACCTAGGTTTAGGATTACCGTCTTTATCAGTTTGATAATCAATATTCTCAAATTCTTTAGCAATGTTAGGAGTTTTTAATGGATCAATACAAATAAAATCCAAATCGCCTAACCATTCTTCTCCATACTCAACAGAATCAGGACCTTTTTTTACTCCGAAAACTCGTGGCATACCATGTTCACTGTTTAGCTCTGCTATTGATTTAGGCTCTGCTGAATCAGCTGCAATTCTATCTGATATATATCCTTTAGACTTAGCTTTATTAGCAAATTCCCTATTACTAATTTTCACACCATAAATTTCATCAATAGCATAGATGCCATTTTTCTTTTTGTCATAATGCCATCTAACAAATGCTAATGGATCAGTAGCATAACCGAAGTCAAGACCATTTCTGATATTGTCAAAGTTAGCAGCCATTTCATCAGTAATACATCCTTTTATTACTCGTAGATTATCAAAAGGAACAACTCCTGAACCAATAGCTTTGCCGTCATACTCCCACTCAGCACGTTTCGGATTTTTAGCCCTCGTAGCATTAACTTCTTCAATAAATGCTTGAGCTATGAATGGATTATCCTTATATGTTGAATGATGAACGAAAGTATTCTCGGGTTGGAAGCTAGATTCATATTTCTTATTAACCCATGATTGTCGTCGCTTAGGAGGATTGTATGAATAAAAGAATTTATAAAAAAGACCATCTGCTAATTCACCACGTAGTAATGAGTTAGTTATGGTTTTTACATCATCTTCTGTTTTAAACTCGGCTAATTCCTCAATCCAAGCTATAGCAAATGGAAATCTTGAATCCTTTAATGACTTAATTCTTTCTGGATTCTGTGCGCCACGAAAAACAATATAATTACCTCTAGGCTTATAGGTGATTTTCATAGGACTTTTATTTACTTTAAAATACTTAGACACACCTTGTTCTTCAATTGCCCACTTAATCTGTTCAAAAATAGATAGCTCAATCGTATTATCGACATATCTAATGGCCACAGCATTTACAGGATATCTCATAATCAATTGAACGATTATGTGTGCTATGCCAGATGATTTACCTGATCCACGACCACCTTTTTCAACAACATGTAATATATTTGAGTTTAATGCTATCCTCCAAGTAGTATGAAATGCTTTAGGAAGAAATTCAGATAATTTTTTACTCATATTCATCACCTGATATATCATCGATGAAAACTGGCATATCCATGTCTCCATTTGTAGCATCTAAACTAGCTTTAACTTTTTCAGTTTGAACCTTCAATAGTTGTAATTTGGCATCATTTGCTAGCAAAGCATTCTGTTGCTTAATAGCCTTTGTTAACTGATTGCTAATTCTTGTCAATGCTTCCTCAATAGCCAAAATGTCATCTAGTTTTCTAAACGTTTTACGAGTGACTTGTACATCTTTTAAAGCTTCTCTCTTAACAGTAACCATTTTCCCATCAATTACCGATGGCTCTTTAACTTTCCGAAGCTGCTGCAAACGTTCAACTTCTTCATCATTTAAGCCAGCCTCTGCATCTTTTATGCGTTTAAGCATTCTATATTGGCGAATTTTCAGGATTCTTATTTCTTCATCCAAAATAAAAAAAGGATCATCATTCAGATTAGAATAGATGTCCTTTTCTTCATCAGATAACATATCGGCAAATATTGTTTCGTATTCGCCAGTTTTAATAGCGTTCTTATTACCAAGCGGTGGCGAGGCTCGGCTATTACCTTTGTTGCCTACTGCGTTCTGATTACCAAAAGGAGCGCCTCCTCGATTAGTAACGTTACCTTTTGCATTGGTAACATTACCTTTCAATTCAGCACTCCATTTATCAATCGATTTCCATTTTCTAATTTGAGAATCTGAAACGTTCAATTCTTTCGCTAAATCTTTAAGAACCTTTTTGCCGTTTGAATCCAGCCAAATTTTCTTAGCTTCATCTCGGCGCGGGTCTCTTTTTCTAGCCATTCAATTAACACCACCTCATTCCTCATCTATCGTTGAGTTTTGTTTCTTATATTGATTCCTATATTTTTCCTGCCATATGATACTTTAAATAATTTTTAATATCGTAAAAGTTTGAGTCTAAGCAATCATATGAGTTTTTATTATTTTGTTTTGCATAAGCTTCCACTACTGCCCAATAATAACAACGATATAACTCTTTTTCATCTATGATTTCAGAAACGTTTGTTTTCTCATAATAATGGTATTCCTTCGACAGTTGCTTGTTGATTTTTCTTAAAATATCCCTAGCTTCTTTTTTATCCCCTGACCATATAAGTTCTTCGCCTTTATTTGCTAATTCAACATAATAATCAATATGTTCTTTTAGTTCATCCACAGATATATCTTCTTTATCAAAAGGAATAACTATTCTATTCATTTATACCACCTCCTTCTTTAATAAGTATACAATATTGTTTTAGTTTATTGGGCGTTGGTCGAGTATCGAAAATTTAAATACAATAGTCAAATGTAAACGACCTCGATAAAATGTAGGTTAAATTAAAAATCTGATATCCTTTTTCATGTTCTCTCTCCTAGTTGTTTTTATGTAATATTTGTTTATTGTAAGACAAACACTTTAATCCCTGTTATACTCATTGAAAGACAGCAACTCCTTTTTGCTTCATGTAACACTTCCAGTTATTTCAAAACATAATCTGCTGTCTGGCCACTAGATATTTTATCTGGTGGTTTTTCATGCGAAAACAATCCAAATATCCGACAAAACTTGACAGCTATGTTACACTTGTTTTAGGTAGCACTCTTTCATAATAGCTAAAGTTCATAAACTACAAGTGACACGAGATTTTCACTAACGC